GCCCGGTGATTGATACCAAGGACATTGTCAAGAGCATTTGTGAAATGCTGCCGCACAAAGAGTGGCGTGAAGAACACTTGGTTATCACAGGCGGAGAACCCTTGCTGGGATGGCAACGTGCTTATCCAGACCTGTTGAATCATCCGTCGATGCAAGGTCTAAAAGAGCTCACGTTCGAAACCAATGGTACTCAACAGTTGACCGGTGACTTTAAACAATATCTTGCAGATTGGGGCATTGAGCAGCGCGGATACAACGCTATTACATTTAGTGTCAGCGCCAAGCATGGGGTCAGTGGCGAATCAAGAGAAGATGCTATTCTTCCTGAAGTAGTATGCGAATATGAACAAGTGGGTTACACCTATCTAAAGTTTGTGATTGCATCCGAAGAGGATGCAGACGAAGCCTTGGAAGTCATAGAGATTTACCGTGCGGCTGGATTTAAAGGGCCTGCATACTTGATGCCCATTGGCGGAGTAGAAAAGGTGTATGGCATGAACAATCGCAATGTGGCAGCATTTGCAATCAAGCATGGGCTAAGGTATAGCGATCGTCTCCAAGTGCCTTTGTTCAAGAACGAGTGGGGTACATAATATAAACGAAACTCACCTGCGAACAATTGTTAGAACATTATGTTATAGATTGTCTGCACTATTAATTACTGCACTTTGGACCGGGCTAAGTGAAGCTGTTACAATTCATGTTGTATTACATATTGTTCAGTATGTATTAGAGAGAGCTTGGTTAAAAGTTAAGTGGGGTACTTGATTTGTCCAAAACATATAATGAAAAAATATTAATAGGAGAATGTCATGTTTAAAAATCTGATGCAGAAACTATTCAAGCAGCAAGAACCCAAGGCAGATCCTAAACCCGTACCTAAACCAGCAGCAGAAAAGAAGAAGTCGCCCAAGGACCTAGCCAACGAACGCGGAGAACCATATGTGGCAATCCTTGGACTAGAGGTTGATCCCGAAAATCTGCACCAGGGCGCATTTGAAATCGACTGGAATGAAAAGTTTGTTGCTAATCTAGTGCGGGCTGGATACCAACTCAAGCGTGAAGATACTGACTCGGAAATTGTGGACCGGTGGTTCCAGAATGTCTGCAGACACGTTGTAATGGAAACCTGGGAGCAGGAACAAGCCATGAATCCACAACCTTATGTGCGCAGTAGGAATCTGGGTAACGGTCGAAGAGAAGTCAGTTAATTATGCATATTGGAGTATTCGGAGATAGTTTTGCCTCGGCAGATTATAAACACGACATTTGGTGGCGTGTTCTAGAACAGCAGTTTGGGCACAAACTTACTTGCCATGGAGAAGGTGGATCCAGTATTGAATACAGCGCAAAGCTGCTTGAAAAATATAACGGCCACTACGATTTTATAATTTGGTGTTTGACTTTTCCTGGCAGAATTAGTATCCGGACGCCAGATGGATACTTTCATGCTGGTAATCTGGCCGGGGCCCAAAAGAGAAAAGAGTTATCCGAGCTTGATATTAAGGTCAATGCCGGTATTGCATATGCTAATCATGTGTACAAATATCATACTGCCAATCGTATATACCAGGCAGCGGCTAATGGATTCTTACAACAGTATCCAAACTTAATGATTATACCTTGCTTCAATTACCCGCTAAATCTGAAATTTGATCTATACTCATTGAGTACGATCGAGACAAGTCACTTCTTCCCAGGGGTTCCGTCCTTTGAAGTGTTTTCCAGGTACAATGATATGCGGCCCGGCCACCTGACTCCGGGGACTAATAAAATATTAGCACAGCTAATTAACGATGATCTAAAGCCGGGAATTTTCCAAACTGAGTATAGTAATTTCCCGCTGCCAACATTACCATTACAGGCGATGTTTAAAATTAAATGAATCCATGATATTCAACAAAGTAAAAGAGCTCAAAGAGCAGGGCAAAACAATCGGCATTGTGTTTAGTACATTTGATATGCTGCACGCCGGGCATATTGCAATGTTGAGTGAAGCCAAGAACTACTGTGACTACTTGATTGCAGGTCTACAAACAGATCCAACCATAGACAGGCCAGAAACCAAGAACGCCCCGGTTCAAACCATTGTGGAACGACAGATTCAGTTGGCCGCTACTCGATATGTTGATGAGGTTGTGGTGTACCAAACGGAAAAAGATCTAGAAGACCTGTTGCTTATCCTGCCCGTGGATGTTAGGATACTGGGCATCGAGTACGCAGACCGTGACTTCACTGGCAAGACTATTTGCACACAACGCAACATCAAAATTATCTACAACGCAAGAGATCATAGTTTTAGCAGCAGCAGTCTGAGAAAGAGGGTAGTAGAATCGGAAAGTCTAAAGAATTGTAAAGGTGCTTAATGATCTTATACGTCAATGGCGATAGCCATGCCGCGGCTGCCGAAGCTGTTAACTGTCATGCATTTGCTGAGGATGATCATCGCTACTTTTACATGGGCCGTGTACCACATCCAGATAACTCGGCAGTCAGCTGGGGCAAAAGATTATCTGATGTTATCAAAACCAGTTACAAGTGTGATGCTGAATCCGCCAGTTCAAACGCAAGGATACTTCGCACTACACGGCAATGGTTAAAAGATACAGATCTTTCAACTACCGAGGTTTTAGTAGTCATTCAATGGAGCACGTGGGAGCGCGAAGAATGGTCACACAATGGTATCTACTACCAAGTTAACGCATCGGGTATTGATCAAGTGCCCGATGAGCTAAAAGAACAGTACAAAAACTTTGTGGTCAGTGTTGACTGGAAACAGGTAACCAGGCGAGCACACCAAACCATTTGGGATTTTCATCTTGAACTAACCGCATTGGGAGTGAAGCATGTGTTCTCGAACGGAAATAATCACTTTGGCGACATACAGACGGAACATCGGCGAGATTGGGGTAATAGCTATATAGGACCATATGATCCCTCACTGACCTACGACCAGTGGCTAAAAAACAACGATTACCAAACAGTTGCACCTGAATCTTGGCATTTTGGGCAAGAAGCCCATGCGGCTTGGAGTCGATATGTGTTACAATACATGATACAACACAAACTGATCACCTAATGAAATATCTCTTAATTGATACTGCAAACATGTTCTTCCGCGCACGTCATGTGGCGTTTCGTGCAAGTGATCCTTGGGAAAAGATCGGCTACGCCCTGCACATTACACTCAGCGCAGTGAACAAGGTGGCGCGTAAGTTCAACGCCGACCATGTTGTGTTCGCACTCGAAGGCCGTAGCTGGCGCAAAGATGTGTATCTTCCTTACAAGCGCAACCGTGCTGAGCTGCGCGCTGCTGCTACAGAAAAAGAGCAAGAAGAAGACAAGTTGTTTTGGGAAACATTTGATAACTTTACTAAATACTTGAGTGAGCAGACCAACTGTTCAGTTATCCGACATGAAAACGCCGAAGCCGATGATATCATTGCGCGGTGGATAGCGTTACACCCCCAAGACCAACATTATATTGTCAGCAGCGACACCGACTTTGTTCAATTGCTTGCGCCAAACGTGCAACAGTTCAACGGCATCACCGACGAGTTGCTGACTCTTGAAGGCATTTTTGACGCCAAAAACAAACTCGTAATTGACAAAAAAACCAAGCTACCCAAGACTGTTCCCGAACCCAAATGGCTATTATTCGAAAAGTGCATGCGTGGAGATTCCAGCGACAATGTGTTCTCGGCCTATCCCGGCGTGCGTGTCAAGGGCACCAAGAACAAAGTGGGTCTGCTTGAGGCATTTGCCGATCGAGAACGTCAAGGCTATGCGTGGAACAATCTCATGTTGCAACGCTGGACTGATCATGAAGGTGCTGAACATCGTGTGCTGGATGACTATGAGCGCAATCTCATGCTGATTGATCTTACTGCACAGCCCGACAACATCAAAGCTGCGGTAGACACAGCAATCAAAACCCAAATTAGACACAGAGATATCGGACAAGTAGGTGCACGGTTCATGAAGTTTTGCGGCAAGTTTGAACTCAATCGTGCATCTGAATCAGCAGAACAATTCGGTCGTTGGCTGAACCAAACATACCCAGGAGTACTTAATAATGATAGTAGCCAAAACAGTAATACCTAATCAGTATTGGATCCTACGGCAAGGTGATACCAAAGTTGGTAACATCGAGGCTGGCCCAGATGGGTTCCAAATCAAAATCAACAACGTTGTACAACAATACAAATCCATCAAGACTCTTAAACAAAAAGTTCAAATTGACTTTGAACCTATCGAGAAGAAAGCTGCGCCTGTAGTTGATAATGAGGTCAATGGATTCCCTACTACCGGACGTCCATACAATGCCATCTATGATGTCAAGCATCAGGTACCTCTCTGGACACGCGAACCCAGGTCCAAGTCTTGGTTTGCTGCCGGATGGTATCGTGTGCGTACCGGCCGCACTTGGCAAGTGGTCCAGAGCCCCAAGTTGATTGTTCTACAACGGTATGAATACAAAGGGCCTTTCCGCAACGAAGCCGAGGCACAGACATGAGTATTCATATCAACAAATTTATCGATAAGATCAAGGCTACCGAAAGTCGTAACCTGCGAGATTTCACAATGTCCATGACTGACGCTAGGGATCTGCATGCCGACATTACCAAACTGCTGTTGGCTGTGCAGGTACTGCAAGAGCGAGTACAGGGCGCTGCTGCGCAAACAACAAACGTTATATCAGTCGAGGTTGAGGGCGGTACCTTTTAGCCAGTGAAATTCGCTCATAAATAAATGTAGGAGTTTATTGATGAGCCGACCCAGACCAACTGTACTTGTTGAAGTAACTAATCGTAGTACATACAAGACCGAGCAAGTATTAGCAGCCGAAGGAGTCTGGGCTGTATTCTTTGACCGCCAGCCCATCAACTTAAAAACCAGTAACCTATTGGTGCAGTACCCGGGTCCCAAGTATAAAAAAGTCAGCTTCCCCAATCAGGGGCATGCTATAAACTTGGCCAAGAAGCTCAATACCCAGTTCAAAACTGACAAGTTTTCAGTAGTGCTGTTGACACAAGGGGAGCAGATATTCCCCAATGAAAAACCGAAAACTTGAAATAGTAAGCAAGCTGATTGACTTGATTCCCGAGGCTCGTCGGGAGACAGCCAACCGGGCCATGGTCACTTGGTGGGCGAACATACGCAGCACTGGTGGCCTCAGACTTACGGATCATGGATACTGTATGCTGCATGATCTCCTGGAGATTGAGTCTTGGTCAGTGGCAATTGAAGACCCACGTAAAACTTTAAACCAGCAGTTCATGCTGGCCTTGGATCAGCGTCTTACTTGGCCTTACTACATAAGTCGAACTCATGTGGTGTTCTTTAGCAGTCGAGACGCTGTTATGGCTACTCTACACGGCGACCTTCGAGCGTGGATTGACCTAGTCGAACCCCGCAATCAATAATCTTTAGTATGTTGCGTCGCAACATAAATAAGTAGAAACCATGAGTTTCTGC